CCTTTAGTTGATGCATGAGCACGCATAACTACATTGAATACTTTACTGCCGGTGAAATATAGTGTAGCAAAAGGATATTCTTGTGGAGTTGTATACATGAAATCTATACGACGGGCCTTAGCTTTTTTATGTAAATGGCTCACAACTAAGCATTTAGTAGGTCCTTGCGATAGTATTTCAGTAATGACCCCAAATTTTTCTAATTCTTCGATAAATCTTGGAAATATGGTTTTATCTTTTGATGTAATAATAACATCAATATCGCCTGATTTACTGAGTCCGCGACGATAACTCCCTACAATCTCAAACTGATCTATATTATTTTTTTTAACTGTTTTAAATGATGTATCAAAAATATTTTTATATTCATCAATTTCAGTACGTGGTATTTTTTCTAAGATGTCTTCATAATATTTTAGCCCGATTTTTTGGACATTGTTTAGTAGTTCATCTTGGCGGTCTCTTAATTCTCTGATCGTATTGACATTACTTGTAAGTAATTGTTTTTCCTTAACTGGGCCAATACCATAAATATTAGAAAATAGTGGTGTCGGAATAGTTTGTATAGTTTCACGTAATCTGCTTAATGAAGATATTTCACCACTGTTCAAATACTCTACAATTTTCTTATACATTGCATCACCAATATGTTTTACTGATTTGAATTGTTCTACTTCAGTTATGGGATGTTTTGAACCAGAAAGAGAATTCGAGGCTTTTTGGTAGGAACGACTACGAATTATGTCACCTTTTTTTTTCATAAGTGCGGAGAATTCGTCTAATATCGGAATAATGTCATTACGTAAGTCTGTAGAAGCCATAGTAATCTATGTGATATGTATAAAAAAGAACTCTTCAATTTCTTTTTTATTGTAATTGTTAGTCGATTTTGTCCCATTTTAGAAGTCTGGATTGCCGGTAAATACTTGCGTTTCACTTGTATTTAACTCTACTTTTCCAGTGAGTGTATTCATGAATTTATCGATAGTTCCTTCAAACGAAGATAGAATAAGAACTATAAAAGAACTGGATAATGCCACATATACAGTGTCACGTAATACATACTTTATAGGGGATTCATCCTGTAAATATTTGCGCTCTACTAATTTGATTATAAAGAATATAACGCTAATACAAAGAGCCACAAATAATATTTTTTCCATAATACTACTACTATTATATAATGACACAAGTTATTGATTATTATTAGAACGCATTTGGTAACTCGTCAATATCGTTTAATACCAAATTATCATTATCAATCTCTTTGATTGCTTTATCTTCAAGTACATCAAAATCGGTTAATTTCATATTATCGCTAGTATCTATTTTCAATCGGTCATAATCATCATTGTCATTGTCATTGTCATCTTGTTCATTAATATGTTCAAACTGTCTTTCCAATGCACGGTCTGAACTAATTTCTTCTAAATGTTCTACCGTTTTGGGTACATCTAATTTTGTAATATGATTCATTCCGTCTAATACAGAATCTATGTTATTAAACGAAAGGGTTGTTTTTGTCACTTTTTCATCAGGGTAAACATCTTCAATTGTGGATACAATATTCGGTGGTTGTTCTGATTCTTCTGGACCAATCACTTCTTTATCTGTTTCACTACGTAGTGGTTGAATTTCGTTGGCAGGTTCGGAACCGTCAATTGGGGGTTCTATTGTTTCGATATATACTTCTTCTTCTTGTTCTACAGATTCATCCATATAAGCACGTATTATTTCTTCAGTGGGTATACTCTCGCGGATAGTGTTCATAATACACTCTTGAATAATGTTTTCCAGTTCTCGATTATGTCTCTGTTGTTGTAGAGGGGATATATTCTTTTCAAATAAATACACGTTACTGTATACCTTACGTGCCACAAGAATGTAAACCTTGTGTATAAAACCATCTAATTTTGGGATAGTAATATCAATCTTCTTTTGTTTGTTCCCAACACGGATACAAGTTAATATTTTTAATTGTATAATATGAACACAAGTAACTAAATCTTCTAAATAATTACAACCACTTCGTTCAATAATTCGCTTTCTTTCTTGTTCAATAATTGTATTATTCCACTTTGGAATATGTGATAATAAGTTTTGAAACGTCATTAAGTATTTATTAACTTCTTCATTTGATACACACATTTTCCATGCTTCGTCGAAGATTGACCGTATGCCAGATGTAATCAATGGTGTAAAAATACCGACTAATCTACTACACCACTCGTTTCTTGACTCATTTAAATTGGAAATTACGAAATCGTCCATATCCAATGTATTATAAAGATGTCATACTTTTTAAGTCTATGTTTTTACGCATAAACACATAATCAAGAATACTCAAAATTAATAATTTTTCAGATCGTATTTCACTTCGTATGGTATTAAAATAAATTCTCAGTGAACTTTTTTCAATGAAGGAAATACTTTTATTATTACATAACCAATCAACCAGATATATGCAATTAAACCCTTTTTCATACAATTCACATACTAAATTGAATATATAATCATGGTCAATTTCATATTCGAATAGTTCTGACATTCTCTTTATAAACCAAACAGATTGTGAATGTTCTACCTTCGGCATTATGTTGTTTACATGATATGTATGTAAATTGACTTCTTTATTATCAATAATAGGGTTAGGTATATGCATCTCACAGAATCTTGATAAAATAGGTTGTAGTAATCTATTTTTATTTACAGTTACTATAAAGAATCTGGTAGTATGACTAAACTGTTCGATTGAACGTCTTAGTGCAGACTGAGCATCTGTAGTTAGATATTCTGCATTAAATAGCACTATTGATTTAAATATAATATCTTCGTTTACTTGTACATTGGTCTTTGCAAAGAATTTTATGTCTTCGCGTATGAACTTTATACCTTTTCCGTGAGCACAATTAACATATAGTACATTCTTTCTTATCTTTTTAACATCGTTGTTATATATGCTAAATAATAATGAATATAATATAGTTTTTTTCCCAGCACCATTTTGACCGAAAAAAATAATATGAGGAACTTTGTTTTCTTCGATGAACTTAGCTAATCTATCATATATATTCTTATGTTCTATCAAAGGTATTGCATCCTTGACAATACAAGGTAAGTTGTAATATTCCATATGTATGTTTATACACCTTGTTTTGTTATATTTAACTGTTTTGTAAACAAATATCTTTCTTTGTGCATTGTTTTACGACCTATATTACACGATAAGCAACATATAACAACATTGTCTTTTGTGTGACCGAATGTATTATCCAGTCTATCTAATGTCCATTGTTTTGGGTCTCTAACATCTTTATAGAATATAGTTATAGTATTCGTACAATAATAGCATTGTAGATTAGACTCAATTAGTTTAGTAGCAATATCACATATAGAGACCACGTTATCTGTTGTCATTTTCTTACGTCTGTCTTGTTGTATATATCCACTGCGTTTATAAGAACATTGTTTATACAATTCATATGGCACACCATTCGGTATATGTATAAGGGTGGGATTTTGTACTTTAGTTAACCCATCTAATATCTCATCTATGCTACAATGTATTACGCATTGCCCCCACAAAAAAGACATCTTTCGTTTTGGCTTATCCTTATTATTTTTCTCGTGATTAGGCAATAAAATAATTTTTTTGTTGTCCATTATATACACAATTATAGATAAAAATGTTGGATTATTCGGTATGTGATTATCGTCTAATGCATTAAGTTGTTTTTGAAATCATATAGAACCAATATTATATATTATCATATAAAGATTAGACTGTTATTTAATGGCATTAAATAAAGAAGACAACCAAAATAAAGACAACCAAAATAAAGAAGATTGTAATGATGCAAGCATTTGCCATTCTGTAGATATACGATCTCAAACAATTGAAGAATTTTTGGATCACGAAAAGAATACAAACAGGAAAGACTCCTGGAATAAATTAGATAGAACAACCAAACTCCAAAAATTACACCACTTTGCAGAAAAATATGGTAAAGACCAATCGTTATCGTCCAAAGATATTAAATCGTTAAAACAATTCTTCAAAATATCATTGGATAAACAAAAACTACAAAAAACAAAAGAAGTAACATATGATAAAAACAACGGATTAATAAAGCATGTACCTGGGCTTATTTTTAACAATATTAGTAACCAGTATACTTTACGCAATCTTGATAGGAAGGTGTCAACATTGAAATCCCTTACACCAACAACCAAACCGGTATTGTAATTCTAAATAATAATAATAATATAAACATATAATATTAGTATCTAATATTATAACACGTTATGGAAAACGTACCAACTGTTACAGTTAAAATAAAAAATAAACTGAACCATATTTTCAAAAACCAAAATATAATGTCTAATGTCATTGGGGCAATTACACGTTCGCGTTCGAATAGTTTAATTGATACAGAATATGTAAAAACACCATTTAATAGCGATGATATTACATTACTAATAAATGCCTATACTGATGCTGACACCGATGCCAATACTGATACTGATACTGATACTGATACCGATACTGAGATAGAGAGTATTTTTGACGAATATTACGAAGACATTATAGAGATGATACATGAACTAATGGATGAATACATTAACGTCAATGTATTGGACCTCCAACAACCAGACTTCTATGAGAGAATGTATAAAGAGTTACATACACATATAAAAGAATATTTTATTAACATAAATTCTTCCGATTTTAATTCTGATTTGATTACACACGAAATTATGAACAATATACAAGAATTGTTTGATTGTTTTGTTTCTTCAAAGTGTATTCCGAGACGTAGTTATTCTATTGATGACAGTGTTGTGTCACACACACGCGATACAACAACCAATATACAGATGCAGATTGAGTTCCTTAAATCTATAAAACAACCCGAACAACGTACAAATGAATGGTATACTTTTAGACATAATCTTATTAGTGCAAGTAATCTATGGAAAGTATTTGGTTCTCAAGCACAGAAGAATAGCCTAATATATGAGAAATGTAAACCGTTACAATTAAATTCGAAATCTTCTACATTTGTAAACACAAATAACGCATTACATTGGGGAGTAAAATATGAACCAGTTACAGTTAATATTTATGAGCAATTGTTTAAGACTCACGTATGTGAGTTTGGTTGTATCCAACATATTAAATATCCATTTTTAGGTGCGTCACCAGACGGTATTAACATTGACCCTAATTCGAACAAATATGGACGTATGTTGGAAATAAAAAACATTTATAACCGGGATATTACTGGTGTACCAAAATTAGAATATTGGGTCCAAACACAAATACAAATGGAATGCTGTAATTTAAAATTATGCGATTTTATGGAGACACGTATTAAAGAATATGAAAACAGTGATCAGTTTTACGGTAATATGTATAACCCCGAGTTCAAAGGAGTATTATTACAATTCACTAATGAAGACCTTCAAATACAAACACCACAATACGTATATTTACCATTCGATATAGCAAAAGATGAATTAAGCATTACAAAATGGATAGTAAACCAAAAACAAATACAACTTGAAAACAAACATGTTTTGGTTAATGTAATTTATTGGTATTTAGATGAGTATTCGTGTGTTGTCATCGAACGCAACCAAGAATGGTTCAATTCTGCTTTACCATATATCCAAGAAACATGGAACACTATTGAAAATGAAAGAATACATGGATACGACCATCGTGAAAGTAAAAAACGTTCCCCAAGCATAGTAATTGATACATCTACATATAATGACGTGAAATTAGTAGAAGAGATAAATACTACACACATTGTAAAGGTCAATAAACAACATTAAACGAACGTATATAATAACAAAATCTACAATCAAGATACTGTGACACGAAATCTCTAATATTTGTGAAAATAAACGAAAAACCATATAGATACATTCTTTGTAATGTATATACATTCTATATATGGAAGTAACCCCAAACAACATTGAACTAAATGAAGAAATGTACGTAACTAAAAGAAGCGGAAATAAAGAAATAGTGGCATTTGATAAAATTCTACGTCGCATTAAAAATGTTGGTACAGAAGTTGGTATTAAAATAAATTATACGGCACTTGTTATGAAAGTTATTGACCAGATATACGATGGGATAACTACATCCCTTATTGATGAATTGTCGGCACAGCAATGTGCTTCAATGTCAACCATTCATCCAGACTACAGTATTTTAGCCGGACGTCTCACAGTATCCAATCATCAAAAAAATACTTCATCCAGTTTTGTTGAAACAATGAATACATTATATAATAATAAAGATAAACATGAATGTCATAGTCCAATTGTATCCGAAAATCTCATACAAGTTATTCATGAACACGGTGATGCCATCGAAAGTATGATTGATTATAACCGCGATTATTTAATTGACTACTTTGGAATGAAAACATTAGAAAAATCATATTTACTTCGCATAAATAAGGTCATTTTAGAAAGACCACAACACTTGTGGATGCGTGTTAGTATCGGTATACACGGTAATAGAATTGAAAAGATAAAAGAAACATACAATTATATGTCTAACAAATATTTCACACATGCTACACCTACATTATTTAATGCCGGCACTCCGCACCCTCAATTGTCATCTTGTTATCTGCTTGCAATGGAAGATGATAGCATTGAAGGAATATATAACACATTAAAAGACTGTGCCCTCATTTCTAAATGGGCTGGAGGGATTGGTTTACATATTAACAATGTTCGTGCAAGTGGTAGTCATATACGCGGAACAAATGGAAGTTCAAATGGAATTGTCCCTATGTTACGAGTATTCAATCATACAGCAAAATACGTTGATCAATGCGTTGTTCCCGAGACTATTATTTATACTAAGAAAGGCCCTATTGAAATAAAAGATTGCATTGTGGGTGAAACAGAAATTGTCAATGCATCCGGCAATATTGAATACATACACGATGTATTGGAACATCCATACGATGGAGAACTATTACTTGTTAATACCACACACTCAATTGAACCATTACGCATCACTCCCGAACACCCAATTATGGCTATACAAGGACAAGAAAAAGGCACCCAATACAAAACAATAAAAAATCGCTTAGAAAATAATCATGCACACATCGAATGGGTGGACGCAAAGGACATTGACCAAGATTCTTTGGTCGGGTTCTCTATTCCTACTTACACAAAAGACGTTCCGAATATTTTTGAAAAAGACTGCTATGTATATGGTACGATGCTATCAGGTGCTTGTAAAATAAGCAAATCCGGAACACATAATCATATTACATTGAATAATAGTTACAACAAACAAATAAAGTCCATTTTAATCACATACTGTGACCATAATTGTATTCCATATATTGTACAACAAGGTGAAGATGAGATAATACTACAATGGGAAAAACGACTTCATTTACCTTTTAGACATGAAGATGTATATAATGAGGTTATGTATAAACGTATTTCGTCAAAATGGCTAAATTTACCATTGTATAAAATAAAACATATAGTAAAGGGAATTTTACATAGTGACAGTTATATCAATGATAATATCACATACCATACTACTTCTCGTATTTTGATGGAAGGATTAAGGTATTTACTTCTTCGTTTTGGGGTTTTAACAAGTGGACATATTCAAGATAATACTGGGGAATACTTTAAGAATGTACGCGGAGACAGTATTGAAAGTAGACAAAAGACGTATTGGTTACACATTCCCAAAACTAAATTTATGTGCGAGTTACTTAATTTGGATTACGAACCATCAAATTGTAATGAGTGTTTCTCATATGAGAACATGATATTTACACGCATAAAATCCATCCAAACTACACACTATACTGGTATTCTATATGATCTACAAATGAAAGAACAACATAATTATATGGTACATAATGGGTTGATACATAACGGCGGTGGAAAACGTAATGGAAGTTTTGCCATTTATTTAGAACCATGGCATTACGACATCGAAACTTTTTTACAAATGCGCAAAAATCATGGAGAAGAAGACTTAAAAGCACGAGACTTATTTTATGCTTTATGGACCCCGGATTTGTTTATGGAACGCATCAAATCGGATGGAGATTGGACATTAATGTGTCCGGATGAATGCCCTGGGTTGTCTGATGTAGTTGGAGATGATTTCAAAGAGTTATATCAAAAATATGAACGTGAAGGTAAGGGTCGTAGAGTAATGAAAGCCCGTTCATTATGGTTTCAAGTATTAGACGCACAAATGGAAACCGGCACTCCTTACCTTCTTTACAAAGACCACGTTAATCGTAAGTGTAACCAAAAGAATCTGGGCACTATTAAATCTTCTAACTTGTGTTGCGAAATCACTGAATATTCTGATGATAAGGAAACGGCTGTATGTAACTTAGCAAGTATTGCATTACCCGCTTTATTAAAGGACATGAACGAAGACGGAACAATGGTAATTGATTATGAATCATTACATGATGTAACACAAGTAGTAACTAATAACTTAAACAGCATTATTGACGTTAACTATTACCCTACTGAAAAAACACGTCGTAGTAATATGAGACACCGTCCAATAGGGATCGGTGTTCAAGGATTAGCTGATGTATTCTTTAAAATGGGTATAGCGTTCCATAGTGATGAAGCTAAGGAAGTTAATAAACACATATTTGAAACCATATACCATGGAGCACTCACAATGTCTTGTAAGTTAGCTATTGAACAAGGGATATATGAGACATTCCACGGTAGTCCTGCAAGCAATGGTGAGTTACAATTTGATTTATGGAATATTGACCCAGGACAAGACCGATACGATTGGAACGCAATGAAACAAGAAATTAAGACACACGGATTACGCAATTCTTTGTTGGTAGCCCCAATGCCTACTGCATCTACTTCACAAATATTAGGATACAATGAGTGTATAGAACCAATTACAAGCAACATTTATAGTCGTAGGACATTAGCAGGAGAGTTTGTTTTAGCAAATAAGTATTTGATGACAGAATTAATCAATTTAGGAATTTGGAACGAACAATTGAAAAACAACATTATTGCGAACCACGGAAGCATTCAACATATAGAAACTATTCCTGAAAACATTCGTAATAAATACAAAACTGTATGGGAAATTCCAATGAAGCATGTAATTGATATGGCTGCAGATAGAGGGGCGTTTATATGCCAAAGTCAGAGTTTAAATTTGTGGCTGGAAGAACCAAATTATTCGAACTTGACGTCTATGCATTTCTATTCCTGGACAAAAGGATTGAAAACAGGTATATATTACTTGCGTCGTCGTGCGCGACACCAAGCACAACAATACACGATTGAACCTGATAAAGCAATCCATAAAAATAATATATCTTTAGTAAATGAAGAAGAAGTATGTGAGATGTGTTCAGCTTAATTTCTTCATATAATGTATAAATTGTTATTAAGTTCAATGAGCGGTTTTAATGATGACATGGATGTAGTAGACCATAATGAACTACAAAAATGTATAGATGACGAATTAAGTAAATATACTCATGTTATTACACGTGGATTTAAGAAGTTGTTAGTTCCTGAACTGCAACAAAAATGTATTGACACTATTCACACCGAAATGGCAGATTACGAAATGGAATCTCTTATTGATGACTTTACAAGTCGAGCTGCGATTAATACTAGGATAGATAATTGTCCAGCGGATATAACAAAACAAGCTGGTGACATAATTGAACAAAACCTGGTAGATGCACCAGATACGATTATTGCCTTATTAGATTCTATGCATATAGATGGACAAAGTGGAACGGATAAAACGAATAAACGAAAACCAAAAGTAGTCAGTAAAAAACCAACAGTAGTCAAAACAAAAGTAGTCAAACCTGAATTGCCTCCTGGTAAACAAACAGATGAAATAAATCATAATGAAATCCCTCCTGATGAACAAGAAGAAGATGATAAGTATAAAGCATCCTCTTACATTTATTTATTATTAGGAATTGCTATAAAAGATTTACCTACATTAGGTATAGAGGTTATTAAAAGAATTTTAGATAATTGCGTAAAAATATTGAATATTCTTTCAAACAACGAAGGTTGTTTGGAAATGATGTTAAAAGAATTAATTGGTAAACGCTTGTCCTCATTCATTAATTATTACATTATTGGTGAGATTGTCTTAAAACAAGACCCATCTATTGTACTTCACACTTTGCGTGAATGCTTAGTATTTTTACTCCCGTATGTTAAGTCCACGTTCGGTTTTTTAATTACCAGCATTTTTGGTTACTTGTTTTCTATATATAGCTTGCATTATGGAAAGATAGTAAATGCACATATAGGAAGTAATATTAGTGCATTGCTAACCCAATTAGAAGCCTTAGAAAGGAATGAACAAGGTACAATTGAACAAATTAATTCGTCAATTAATAGTGTTATTAATAGTATTTCCCAATCTCATGAAATGTATAATGACGCTGCTAATCTTAAGTCCATAATTTTGGAGAACTTAGCAAACGACCCACAAGATAATATAGGTAACTTTGAAAACGTATTGAACATACAAGGTTTAAAAGAGTTACTTAAAAATAAAGTAGTAGACAAATTAAGACAAAGTGGTTCAAACAAAGTTAACAAAAACAAAAACAAAAACAAAAAGAATGCTTCAAACAAAGTTAACAAAAACAAAAACAAAAACAAAAAGAATGCTTCAAACAAACTTAACAAAAACAAAAAGAATGCTTCAAACAAAATTAACAAAAACAAAACTAAAAACAAAACTAAAAAGAGTCATTGAAAAATACCAAGTGCAAAAGTAAAAAATCAAACAAAGTAAATATTTTTGTTACACAACCAACGACATAAAAAATACAATTTATACATGTTATATTGTATTTTTATCTATTTATTCAATTGACAGCAATGTCATCATCTTCATATAACACTTATATGTAATTTCTACATCATACAATGCATTATGGAGTTTGGAAATATCCATTGGTTCGTGCGGATATAACTTATTATAAAGTTCACTTAATTTAGGGTTCTTTAGCATTGGTTTGCGCCCAGGGACTGAGGTCATTAGCATACATAATTTTTTTCCTTCTTTCATTGTATCATATATAGGTTTATTGGTTACAAAGTTGGTTATTACATTTGGACACGTTGGAGGGTTCATTGGAGTGCATAAATCTATGTTTGTATCAAAGCTATCGCCTGTTTTTAGGGTATGTTCCTTTTCTACAACAATAGTTGTGCCTTGTATACATACTGGAATTCCCATTTGTTGCATGTAATTAACTAACATTTCAAATGAACTACATTCCTTTAAATATGCATTATATGATACTTCGTAGAATCTTATTAATCGACAAATAGATGCATTAATAATTCTTATATCAAACGGTACATTATGTCCCACAATTTTTGTCGCCTCATTATATGCCTCAATAAAAGCCATACATGCGTCTAACAAAGGCACACCCTTTGTTTGCGTATCTTCTTTTGAGATTTTATGTACATTATATGCTCCTTGTGTAACAGTTGCATCATCTGGTAAGTGTATATATTCATTGTATGTTTTTTCTACGTTTCCACTTGCATCGTCTACTAACATAAAACATAATTGCATTAGGTGAGGTTCTTTGATTAATTTGCTATACGAATAGATATTTTGGTTAGCACTGTTATTGCCATAAGTTGCGAATAACCCGGTTGTTTCTGTATCGAAAATTAAAGATTTTGTCATTAGTGTTGGTGTTGGATATAAAAGTAATATGTTAGACAATTTCAATTTTGTCGATATGTGACTATTATTTACATATTACGAAGTCAAATAAACGACCATTACAGCAATTTTCAATACGACAGATATATTTCTTCCTTTAGGTGAATATATTGGATAAGATATAATCCAATCCAATCCAATTCGGGTTACCAAATACGGCATTTAGTAATTATTTTATATTCGTTATATATAGTAATAAAAATGAGTTCAAAAGAACAACAATTCTCAGATAGTGAATCAGTTAGTTCACATTCTTCAAATATACCATATGATGGACAAGCAACAATAGAAATAGAAAAAGAAAAAGAAAAAGAAAAAGAACGAGTACCAGTACAAGTACCAGCAGATAAATCACCACAACAACTAATACAAAAATTAGGTAAGAAAGATGAATCAGATAGTGAATCAGATAATGTTTCAGATATATCACATGTTGGATCAGATGATGGATCAGATGCTGGATCAGATGCTGGATCAGATGCTGGATCAGATGCTGGATCAGATGCTGGATCAGA